GAATTAGCTAGTATAATAACAGATATGGAGACAGAAGACCCTTTTTCTGTTAGTGGTGTATTAGATACTGCAGCATGGGCAAATACAGGAACAACTGGTCCTACTGTCGGAGAAAGTTTAGTAAGAGCTGGTCATAAGTTAAGACGAGCTGATAAAAATAGAATACAAGGTAAAATACAAATACACGAGTATTTAAAAGTTAGAGAGAATGGTAGACCTAGGTTACAAATATTTAACACTTGTCCAAACTTAATAAGAGAATTACAATCTATACCATTATCTAAAACTAATCCAGAGGATGTAGATACTCATGCTTCTGACCACGCATATGATGCTTTGCGTTATATGATAATGAGCAGACCAAGAATGGATAGTCCATTAGAAAGAATAAGAGGACTTAAAAGAGAAATGTATAAACCTTTAGATTCTAAATTTGGTTATTAATATGGCAGAACAAGATAATACATTTTTAAATGCTGATAATCTTTATGAAGAAGTAGAAGGTGAATCTGGTAAAACATTAACTTTAGAAGAAGAACAACAAAGAAACCTTATTGGTATTATTAAAGGTCGATATGCTCAAGCAGAAAATTCTAGAGATATAGTTGAAAAAAGATGGATAAAAGCATATGAAAATTACAGAGGTTTGTATGCTAAAGGTGTTAAATTTAGAGAGTCTGAAAAGTCTAGAGTATTTGTAAAAATAACTAAAACAAAAGTATTAGCAGCTTTTGGACAATTAGTAGATGTTATATTTGGAACAGGTAAGTTTCCTATTGGTGTATCAGAAACTAAAGTACCAGAAGGTGAAACAGATTTTGCACACTTAGATACTTCAAATCCTACACCTAATATAGAAACAACTCAAGGTGAAATACCAGATGATATTGGTAATAGAATAGATAATCCTTATGATGTTGGTTATGAAGGTGATGGTAAAGTATTAAAACCGGGTGCTACTTTTTATAATGGAATATTTGAAGATAGTCTTGAAGACCAAGCTAAAGAAGCAGGTATATTATCTGATGGTGTAAGTTATAATCCACAAGAATTAGAATTATCTCCAGCACAAAGAGCTGCAAGGAGAATGGAAAAACTTATTCATGACCAAATAGATGAATCAAAAGGTTCGTCAGAAATAAGAAATGCTTTATTAGAATCTGCTTTATTAGGCACAGGAATTGTAAAAGGACCATTTAATTTTAACAAAAAATTACATAAATGGAATTTAAACGA